TGTTTATTAATTGGGTGAATGAGAATATTGTATATGAGAAAGAATTAAAAGAAGGTGGAAAGGTTGTTAATGAAGTTAGATTAAATCTTAATGAATTCTATGAGAATTTTACAAAGTCTTCTGTATTTGAAAATATGGATAGGGCAGAGAGAAATAGATTAAAGAAACAACCTTTCATTGACCAAATATGTAATCAACCACAATATGGACGATTTTATGACAAACAAATGAAAATATGTGGTAAGAACCAAAGAAATGTATTACAACACCATAGATATAGAACAGAAGATGAAATTGATATTTATCTTCAATCTAAAAATGGTAATGGTAATGATAATGATGATAATGATGATGATGATGATGAGGAACAAACTGAAAATATCATTATAGAAAAAAATGATGATATTAATGATAATGTTCCTAAAAAATTAATAAGAAAGAAAAATGAAAGTGATGATGATTATAATAAAAGATGTATGATTTAATTAAATGTTGGGTTTCCTGATACATCTAAATTTATTACTAATTTAGGCTCTTCTTCTTCCTTTGGTTTATTCTTACTTCCTTCAGGATATTGTTTTCTAGAACTCATATGCTTCATTATATATATACTAAATATATTTTTTTATTCAGGATAAAATTCATTCATTATTTCATCATAAGCTTTTTTATATAATTCGTGTGCTTCTTCAGGTGTTCCAGCAGAGCCTAAGTATTTCCTTTTTTTATTTATCCATATTTGGGCGGCAAATCTTTTATATGCCTTATATACTCCAATTGGTAGGCCTGATTTTTTTGTGCTTACTATTCTATTTCTATTATTTCCTGAACAAGTAATCCACCTTAAATTATCTAAATTATTATTTAATTTATCCATATCTATATGGTCTATCATCTCATAATTATTAGGATTAGGTATAAATGTTAAACCTAATAATCTATGAATACTTTTTATATATTTCTTTTTATTTATATATAATGTAATTTTTGAATATCCACAAGTGCTTACATATGTTTTTAATAATCGCTTTGACCGTGTGCTATATATTAATCCTTGTGGATTGATTTTATAATTCGGTGCTATTTCTAATTCTTTAAAACTTCCTAAATTTACTTTTTGACTATCCATATTACTCTAAACATATTTTTTTTGTTTATAGTAATACGCAAACTAATTTAAAAACAATACTATTAATATATCATCTAATGGGGATTAAATATATTTATATCCTTCGTGCTAATAATGCTGACGATGAGAGATTTAGCTTTCATTCTGTGAGAGAATTGGTTGAGAAAGTAAATGAAATATCGCCTCATAAACTTAATATAAGTAAGGTTGCCAGTTACTATGCTGGTAAGGTTAAATATCCAAAACCTATATTTTCACAAATTAATAGATGGAGAATATAACTTAAAGTCAAGTTATTAATATAATGTATAATGGTAGAACCTTATACAGAACAGAAGATTTATGATGATATGGAGAGAAATAATAAAGCTAAAAGCATTATTATTAAAGACACCACTGCTAAGGCTTATGTTAGAAATATTATTAAATTAATGAAAATGATTAATGCTACTTCTTATTTAGAATTAGTTTCTAATTTTAAAGAAATTAAAAATAAATTTCTAGAAAAAATAGATAATACAAAACCTTTGTATAGTGATAATACAATTAAAAATTATTGTAATTGTATTGTTATGATTAGTGGTTGGGATGTATGTGATAAACCTAATGATACTGATATAACTAATCTTAATAATTATTATTTAATGGTTAAGGAGAGAATTAATCAAAAACAATTGGATAATGTTAAAACTGAAAAGCAAGAAGAAAATTGGATTACTACAAAAGAATTTGATGAACTCATTAAAAAAATGAGAAAACATATTGATAGTTCAAAAGGTTCAACACCTGAAGATTTACAGGATTTTGTTATTATGCTTTTATATAGTGGTAAATGGATTAAGCCTTTGCGTAATGATTATGCTGGTATGTTTTTTACTAATGAATATAATGCTGATGAATTATATCCAAAACAAAATTTTATATATGTTGATATTACAAAAACTCTTGAAGGTGATGAAGTTGTGGGTCAATCTCATAAATTTACTGTTTGTTTAAATGATGATAAGGTAAGCAAACATTATGGAAGTAGAAAATATAATATTAATAAACAATCTGTATTAACTAAATATTTGAGAGATTTGTATATACATAGAAATGAAAGTGCTAAGGAAAGCATTTATTTACTTGTTAATCCACAAGATAATCAACCTATGAGTAAAAATAATTTAACTAAAAATCTACAAAGAATTACTCAAACTTGGTTGAATAAAAAAGTATCCACATCTGCTTTGCGTCATATGTATATATCTAATTTAGACCATAATAAAACCTCTAATAAAAAACTTGCTGAAATTGCTACTGATATGCGTCACAGTCTTCCAACACAACAACAAAATTATAAAATTGTTGATAAAGAAGACACTGTCCCATAAATCCCAAAATACCACTGTCCCACAAACTATTTTCTCAAAAATTTACTATATTCTTTTTAGAATACTTATTTCATAATATATATACATAACTTAAAGTTATATTATGAAAGTATATTAAGATGAAGGTGATTACTGATGCTATGTATAAATTTCAAAAAAAACATAATGTCACTAGAGAATGCGTTACTAATTGTTCATTGTATATTCATATGATGAAATTGCTTCACCCTAAATTGATTATTAAAGCTAAACCTGTTATTGTTCTTTGTCACGATGATGAATTAGCTGCCAACTATTTTATTTCTCATTGTGTTTGTTATATTGAAAATGGTGAAGACTGTGAAGATAAAATTATTGAAGTATCATATGAAATTCAAAATAAAGCAAAACATAAAACATATATTGATACTTGGAAAGTATTTAATGATAATATTATAAAACCTTTTTACAAGGATAAAGATAATGTTATGTATTGTGGATATAATAATGATAAGATTTCTTGGAAATCACTTCTTGGTGAATTTATGGATATGAATAAAGCTTCTAATGAAATTAATAACACTAATGCTTTGGTATTCCATAATAAAAAAATTGCTGAGGCTCAATATAAATATGTTTTTAAAATTACAAGTGAATATGTTAAACAAGAAGTAGATAAGAAATTTAATACATATAAAAACAAACTTAAAGTGTAAGTGTGAAAGATATATAACAATGGCAAAGCAATGGGTCAATGAACATCAAAATGAATACTGTTTTTTGGATAATTTAATAAGAGAATTTATTAGAAGAGATGAGGAATATCACGAGGAGAGGAAGAGGAGTTTTGAAAAGAACATAAAAAGAGATAAAGATTATAAAGCAAAGAATGAAAAATTAGAAGAAGAAATTTGTCAATTAAATATGAACCAGGCAAATGATGAAATGAATAAATGGGAATGGAAGAGGGATTGTATAGGTGAAATAAAAGAATTAAAAGATGAAAATCAACAATTAAAAACTTGTATAAGAAAGAATAGGGAAGCTCGTTTTGAAATTATAAAATTACTTGTTCAACAAGAATTTTATAATACAAATTTAACAGTTGATATAAAAAGTAGTTTGGGTGTTTTGGCAACAATTGATTGTAAGCATAATTAACTTCTCAATAATGAATATTTTGCTGTGCTTATTTTAACATCATCTATATCAATTCCAAACTCTTCTACCTCATTCCAAGACCACATTCCCACCTTACTTTTATAATCTAGTTTTATTAAATTATATACAAAATTCTTTACTTTCTCCTCATCATCTATTTTTTTATTTAAAAAATCTACAATACCTTTTACCCCTTGCCTTTTTAACCATATCTGTAAAAATAAATTAAACCAATAAGTTGCTTCTCCTTCCAAACCATATTCTTCTGCCCCTTCACTCATTACATTAAACATATCCTCATTCTCTCGCATCTTTGTGTAGAACTTTACCATCTCAGGTTTTATTGCCACAATAATATCTTTGTCAATATCCATTATATTTAATTATATATATGATTAAATATAATTTAACTTAATTTAACTCTATAATATAATTTCCTTCTTTTTTTATCAAATACTTATCTTTTTCTTTTTTCTCTTTTTTATCATCTATGTATCCTCTATGATTTTCTTTCTCTTCTCTCTTCTTTGCTTTCATAAATGCTTTATATCTTGTTTCTATATCTTCTTCTTCAAATGGTATTGCTAATATTTCTCTTGCTACAAATTCAATATATTCTAATGGATAATTTTTTAATTCATTTAAAGCTAATTCTTCCATCTTTACTCTTATTAAATCTATTGTTCTTATCTTACCATTGGACTTTAATAACCAATCATTATATGTTTCCATCTTTATTAGGTCTTCTACATTATCTTTGTATTCACCTAATTTATAATTTATTTTATTTCCATCAATTCTTTTGCTTTCATCTAAAGCATTAAAAAAATCATTATCATCCATCATCTTAGGTGACAATTCAATCTTTACATTTTCTGCTATTTCTTCTACTAATTGATTTAATACCTCTTCTGTATTTTCATTAATAACTTTTAACATATATATATACTATCTTTTTTTACTTACTAAATACCTCAAATAATCATTTCCAAATATAGCATACATTACATCTTTATTTTTTAATTGTTCTTTTTTCTCCTCTCTTAGCGTCTTCTTTTTTCTTTTCTTTTCTATTTTATTCTCCTCTTCTTCTTCTTTATTAGGATTATATTTTTTCAATTCAGGGTCATCTTGGAATGCTCTTGTTGTATAGATGTGTAAATTATTCATATACATATATTTGAGAAAATAGTTTGTGGGACGGTGGTATTTTGGGATTTATGGGACTGTCCCAAAAATCCCATAATACCAGTAATACCAAAACTATTCTCCAGGATTAATTATCTTCATCATATCCTAATCCTCCATATGAATAAGCTGATGGTATATAATTGATTGTTCCATCAGCATTAAACTGAGCACCCTCAGGCAATACACTTTCATCTTGTGCTTCTACTGCTGCTTTATCTTTTTTCTGTTGTTCTAAATATTGATACATACTATGAGTTTGTAAAAAATGAAGAGATGGTTTCCCTTCCTCTGCTATTGTATCTCCTAATTTTGGTGGTTGATTTAAAGCAAAATCATAAAAGGCTTTCTCACCCTCACCACCTTTTATATCCTTTGATAATTCTTTTCTTTTTGCTACTAATGCTTGTTCAGCATCATCTATTTTTTTCTGTTGAAATACTTCTGCTGCTGAATGTGTCTTTAAATATTCTTCTGTTGGTTTTAATGTTGAACCAAATGTTCCCATCTCCTGTTTTAGTCTTGATAATTCTTCATCTCTAAATTCATTCTTTGCTTTTGATTGCTCTGCTCTTGCTTTCATTTTTGCTCTTATACCTTCTAAATTTTGAAAATAACTTTGTTGAGATACACCTGATGGATGTAACTGATTATGAACATCTCCTGATTGTTGCTCTGCTAAATTTCTTATTGCTTCTTGTCTTACACCTGATGCTGGTTTAAATGAACCAGCACTAGATAAACTCTCTCTTGTTGATTGATTTCTACTTGGTGCTGATAATGCTTTCATTTTTTGTATCTGTTCTAATCTTGCTTTTTCCTCTCCTATTGCTTGATTTATATTTTTCTTTGTTTGATTTGATTTATACTGAAATGATTGTCCTGATAAACTTTCTAACATCTCTTCTTTTGTTTTTGGAGCAAAAACCTCTTCTCTTTGTAATAAATAATCTGCTGCCTCACTCGGTGTAGCATCTTTTAAATCTTTTACTACTCCAAAAGGGTCACTTGAACTTGAACTTCTTGAACTTTCGGTTTGACTTTCAAAACCATAATGGTCTAACATATCTCTTTTAAATCCTTCTTGTTCTAATGACCTTATACTTGCTTTCTTTTCATTATCAGGCAAAGGGTCTAACATAGCTTTATATTGTTGATGAATTGCTGCTCTTAACATTTCATTTTGTTCCATTTTCATTTTATGTTCCTCATCTTTCATCTTCTTAAGCTCATCAAGTTTTTCCAGTGATGGTAATTTTGCCAATCTTGCTTCATATTCATCAAATTTTTGTTTTTTACTTAAATATAATTCTCTTTGTGATGATGTCAATGAACCTAAATCACTTGAACTTTCACTTGTATCACCTGTAAAAGGATTTCGTGGTTTAAATGGATTAGTCCCTTGACTTGAATGTAAATCACTTGTTGTTTCACTTTCCCATCCATCGGCTCTAAATCTAGCATCACTTACCATTCTTTGTCTATAAGCATCACTTCCATATTCTCTTATTAAATCATCATCATCAGGGTCAGGGTCACTATCTGCTCTGCCAGTTTTTGGATTTATTTGAATTACTGGTCTTCTTGTTAAATTCTCTTGTGCTACTTTTGATTTATCTTCATCATCAGGCACTTCTATATAAGGTTCTGCTTTTAATTCACTTGATGTTGTTCTTGTTTGATTACTACCTATTCTTGATAAATCTAAATTTGGAGGCACTTTATATTTCGGCCAAAATATTTCATCTCCATTATCATCATAAGCAATTGGTGGTGGAAATGTTCTATTATATGTTCTCATATCATATTCTTCTCCTATCCCTCTTACATAACTTTCTACACGAGCATTCCTTTTCCCATCTAATGCTTTTAATTCTGTTTTTCTTTCAGCAGTTCCAGCCTCAAAATCGTGTCCCCAATTTTCTAATCCTAATTCTTTTCTTAAATCAGGTGTATATTGTTCTATTGGCATTTTTGATGGTGCTTGTTCTATTGCTGGTGGTCTTGGAACATCTTTTATCATTAATGGTGGTGGTGCTGATTGATTTGGTAATGTTAATAATCGTTGTGTCTGCCCAATTTGAAATTGTGCTGCTGCTTGTGCTGATGCTCTATTTTGAGCACTGATTGCTTCTATTATTCTCTCTGTGTTTGTTTTTGCTGGTTGTGTGTTTTGATGTTTTCCATCATCTCTTCCTCCTCTGCCTCTAAAATAATTCTTTGTATATTTCTGTTCTTTTGTTTTCTTTTTTGGTTTTTGTCTTAAAGAGGGACAATTCTTTAATAATTCTTTAACAGATACTTTTCTTTTTAATGCTATATTTCTTAATTGATTAGCACATTTATTTCCTATTACTTCTTCTTGTTTATTCATTCCTTTTACAAGATTAAAAATATACTGGACTTCACTTATATCTTTCCATTTCATATTAGCTTTTACATTACCTAGTCTTCTTATATCATCTACATTAAAATGAACTTCCATATATATATATATTATAGATAATTATTATTCTTGATATTAAATTTACTCTTAAATCCATTGAATATTTGAGATTTCTTTGTATCTACAAATATGAAGTTATATGGTTTGGAAAATACACGGTATAAGATTTCATTAAATACATTCTTATTACAAGCAAAGAATTCTTCAAAAAGAGTAATCATTTCACTTTTTGTATTACGACAATCAAATATAGCAAGGTGTGTTAATTGACTGCGAATAAATCTTGGAAGCTGGGTCATTTTCTGTGCTGAAATCATTACTGATACAGCTCCGCTTTCTATCTGTCTTCCAGTTAATTCATCTATTATTGGGCGACCTATATGCCTACCATTATTCATTAATTTTTTTAGAATTACACTATCATCACCATTACCATTCGGTTTTATCTCACTACCTAAATCATCTAGTATAATAAGAGTTCTACCTTCCATATCCTCTTCATTTTGTAGTCTATCAAATATAGTTGGTAAATCTTTTAAACTAGTATAAAATCTGTCTTCAGGTAATTTTGGTTTCTGTGCTTGACTTGCTATTGATGGACTGACTATAAAGACATTAGAAAACCTTTTATTATATATTCTTTTTTTACCACCTGATTGTGTTAATGCTTGTATTAAATTACTCTTACCTGACCCTGATTTACCTATACAAGCCATCCTAAATATTGATGCTGGTAATGGATAAGGTATGCCTTCCATCTCATCATCACAGGCAAATTTATATACTTCAGGTTCAATATAATTTTTTATTTCTTCTTCTTCTAATTCATTCTCCATTATATTATATATGAGATAAAATATAATAGAAATAAAGTTAAATGTATAAGTCCCAAAAATACCAAGCGTCCCAAGTGCGTCCCAAATATTTTGGGACGAGACCTTTTTTTTTTGGCGAGACCTTTCTCTGTAAGATATTGATGTATCTTTTAATTTCTTTATAGTTTAAGTCCCAAAGTAACACAATATTTTAAAAGTATTATTTCAAAAATTTATAATCCATAATCTCTCAAAGGCCGAATGCCCTTAGCAGTTCCCTATGACTTAATGGTTTCTTTTCAGGTTCAGGTTCAGGCACAGGTTCAGGCACAGGTTTTTCTTTTTCTATTGCTTCATTAATCTTATCTTGTGTATAACCTTCCTCTTGTTCTTTTCGTTTTATAGATTTTTCTTTTAATCGTGTGGAGCGTCTAGACCTAGAAATAACTATTTCATCATCACTTGAACTATCGTCTTGTTCAATAACAATCTTTTTCTTTTTGCGTCTTTTAGGAGGAGCTTTAACATATTCTACTTCATCATCACTCTCATCTTCCTGAATAGCGACTTTTTTTTTAGGTTTAGGTATATCAATTGGTTTAGATTTCTCTTCAACCTTGAGATTAACAGCATCTTCTTTTGCTTTTCTTTTTTCTGCCCATCTAACCTTATTCCTTTCTTGTAGGGCATTAAAAGCATCTATTTGTTTTTGTGTTTTGGGTGGTCTTTTCTTTTTCTCTTTCTGTATAGGTTCATTAGTGCTTTCTTGGACCATTTCTGTTTCCAAATCACTCACCTTCTCTTCGTCTATCTCGTCTTTTTCTTCGTCTTTAATCGTAGAATTAACCATTATATATATTCATTGATATAATAATATTTTCCTAAACGCAACTTTATAGAAATAATTCCTGAGTTTTTTTTGAGAAATAGTTTTGTTACAGCTGGTATTTTGGGATTTTTGGGACGCAGCTTTATAGAAATAATCCCTGAGTTTTTTTGAGAAATAGTTTTGTTACAGCTGGTATTTTGGGACTTTTGGGACGCAGCTTTATAAATCCCAAAAATCCCAAAATACCAACTGTCCCAAAAGTATTCTCTACGATTTTTAGAAAAATATAAAATATCTATATATATTAACTATGTCTAGAAGAAGTCTAAATGGAATAGAAAGTGATGATGTTAGGAGTTTAAATGGTCTTTCAGTTCATAAAAATATGTTAAAGAAATTGAAAGCAACACAACCATTAGAATATGATGCTGATACATTTACCTATTCTCTCAAAGGATTAAATGGATTTACAGCAAATAAAATAATAAAATGTAATCCAGCAGGTGATGGTTTAATATACGCAGATGATAATAATACTGAATATACTGGAACTAATCCAATTGATATTACTGGAACAACTATATCATTAAAAGGATTAAGTGGATTTACAGCAAATAAAATAATAAAAGTAAATCCAGCAGGGGATGCTTTAATATATGCTGATGATAATGATACTAATTTTTGGAATTTAAATAGTAATTCATTAACACCCAAATTAGATAGTTATAATGTAATTATTGGAGATGAAGATAATGCTAATAGTAATAATGTTGAACTTTTAGTTTATGGTGATATGGAATTGAAAAATACTTTATTCTCTACTAATAATAATGAAAATAAAATAGATTTTGATACTACTTATGGTTTAGATTTTTATGGATTTTATTATTCACCAAGTTCAAGGTCTTATAATGTTAGTTTTAGAAATAATACACACGGCAGTAATTTTCCTTATTTAGGTGTTAGTAATACAGGTGATTTTCTCTTTCATATCAACGGCAGAGGAGATACGATGATTATGAAAGCAGATGCTACAAGAGATGTATTAATAACTGCTGGTGATTTAATTGGTGAAACATCAAGTTTGTATAGCAAAAATAGAATGAAAGATATTTATTGTAGAAATATTTATGCTGAACCAATAGTAATAAAAAATGCTACAAGTGCTTCAAGTGCTTATATATCTATGTTTGAAGCAAGTGATAATGGAACGAATTATATAAAATTACAAGCACCACTATCATTAGCAAGTGATGCTATTGATATTGTTTTACCATCAACAGCAGGAACTCTTGCTTTACAAAGTGAAATAAGAACAGACGCACAGATTAGAGGATTATTTTCAGGAACACCACCTATTAGTGTATCAGCATCAGGCGTTATATCAACATCATTTACTGCTACATCTACTGAAACTATGGAAAATAAAACATTAAAATCACCTATATTTACATCAACATCAGGTGCTTATGAAAAGATGATATTAAAAGATGAAAATTTAAGTCATAATATCAACATCTTCACGCCTGATTTAACTGATAATATAAATATTGGATTTCCAAGTGTGACAGGGACATTGGCGATTACAGATGATATTCCTAATACAACAGATATAAGAGGGTTATTTTCTACTGCTGGAAATCCTATTACATATAATTCAGGCACAGGAAGTTTCGGTTGGACTAATAGTAATAATTATATAGCATTAACAAATCTCTCCGCAACCAATCCAATAGTGTATGACAACACATCAGGTGCTTTTACTTGGACAAATTCAAATAATTATGTTGATAGTGCTGGTGTTCTATCTCAAATTGCCTCTGCGACATCTATTTCAACTGCTTCAATATTAGGAAATCCTAATAGAACTTTTGGCAATGCTACTTCGGCAAATATTATTAATGGAACAAGCACAACAATTAATAATCCTATTGGAACTGGAGCAGCAGGAGATGTGGCGAGAATGAGTTTGAAGGATAATACATTATCATTTAACGCAGAAATTAAATGTCTTCCTTTTACAGATAATAGAACCTTTCATTTTATAAATGAAAGTGGAACTATTCTAACTACTGGTAATACTGCTACAAGTCATATAAGAGGTCAATTTACAGCAACGCCTCCTATAGAATTAAATGTATCTACTGGTGTTATATCTACAACTTTTACACCAACCAGCACGACAAATATTAGTGGAAAAACTTTTATTGACCCTTTAATAGTATCACCAACTAATACAACAAGTTTTTATATAGCACAATTATTAGCAGGGTCATTAAATGATGGTAATTCAGTAGAATATGTTTTTGGTAAGGCAAACGCACAAGGTAATTGTTTTACGATGAATTATACACACATAGGAGATAATAATAGTGGTAATTTTTTAATGATGGGTTTGAAAACAAACGCAGAGAATAATATAAAAATGTATAATGATAATAAAGTTGAATTTAATACAAAACAAGTAGATATTATAACTGGTAATGGTGCTGACGATTGTAATTTAATTTTATCAACAGGTCATAATGGTAGTGCTGGTAATTCATCAGTATTAACTCTTCAAAATACAAATTCAAGTGGAACTCTTAAAAAGGCTCAATTGTTTTTGAATGGTGCTGATGACTATCTTGTATTAAAAAATTTAGTGACAACAGGAAGAATAGAATTCGTTGTTGGAACAACAAAATTAGGTATATTTCAAACTTCTCAAAGTGAGATTTTAAATACAACTATTATTGGTTCAAATAGATTTAAAGTAAAAAAA